TCCACGATGGACCACGGCGTCAACGACATTCCCGACGCAATCTGGGAGGAGTGTCTCGACATCCTAAACGTAGAATTCTTCGGCTAACCGTATGCCTGCCGGCGGGCGAGTACATCGGCAGAAAGGGCACCATGCAGGACATACAATTGGATTGGGTATCGGGGAGACACGCGAATCGGCACCTGGTTGAGGACCAGGGAATCGCCGAGTATCGGATCAAAGGTGGATCGCATGATGGACATACCTTCAAAGTGTTCAGCCAGAAATTTGCCGATGGCGCATACAGTCAGGTTGATTTGTGCGTCGATTGCCAGTCGATACACTGGTCTCGGGTCGAGGGTGACTACGACCTGGGACACTGGCGCGATGAGGGCGGGAATGCGGGGGCGGACGAGATGAAAGCCTACGCGCAGATGGTTGGGTACGCGAAGGAGCCCGGCCGATGAGCGACTACCTGACCGTATGTGCAGTGGCGCTGCGCTTAAGGCGGGACCGCACCAACGTGCGGCGTTATTGCCGGATGGGCCTGATGCCCGGCAGCGTGAAGCTGGGCCGGGACTGGCTCATCCCAGAGGCAGCAGTCGAAGCGTTCGTGTATCCACTAGCTGGCAATCCAAACTGGAGGGTAGGACCATGCGAGTCGAACGATTGCAGGACAGGGAACCAGATCTTGTGCCGGAGATAGCAGCGGTACTGGACAGCATCTATCTATGCGCTATTATCGAAGATGCTATCTCAGATGCCATAAGACCGCTGGAGGAGGAGATTGCCAGTCTAAAAGAGCGCATTAAGGCAATCGAGGGCATCTTGATGTACAAGTGATGCTCTCAACCACGAGATAGCATAAACAGCGGGCCGCCCGGAATGCAAGGGACCAGGCGGCCCGCTTCCAACACTGATGGCGGACGCACTGGCGGACAGGGTGAATGCGGAAATCGAGGCGAGACGGGCCGGTTATGAGCCGTAGCCGGGCCGGCCAGGGAACGAGCAGTGGGGCGCTCTGAGAGATGCCCCATTTTTATGAAGTGCGCTCACATATTTAAGCGCATTTAAACGCCGGCATAGTACTTTTGGGTGTTGACAAAACCAAACGATGGGTTATAATGGTATCAGAAGCAGATGAATCAACCAGATCCAACACTAGAACAGGAGACAGAGTGATGAAAAAGACACGACGACCCCCGACTGAAAACGAAAAAAGGTGGACAGCACGGGCAGCAGGCGCTGAGGCACGGCGGCAAGAGCAGAACAAGTTGCTGGTTGCTAAAGGCTACGAGTGGTTAAAAATTGACCAGAAATGGCTAGACGACATGGACGATACCACTACTGCCATTGGTTGGCATCTCTATTCGCCAGATGGCCGAGAAGTTACTCCGGCTCAGGCTCTACAGGAAATCGGGGTAATTCCCGATCCCAGTTGGGGCAAGTAGTCAGCTACCAACGACTAAAGTCATAGGACGACAAACACCAACACACAAGGAGACCCCAAATGCAGACCATCAAATCACAGGCGAAAAACGGGCAGGCTGTCGAGTACCAGGTCAGTGAACATCTCGGCAATGTCAGCGTAGAGGTGTACGTGGATGGCAAGCGCAAAGCAGGCGGCCAGCCGGAAGTGCTAGGAACGACGGTGCAGGGCCATTTCGTGTATGGCAAGATTGCCAGCGTGTACGTGTCCAACCTGGACACCTGGAACAACATTGCGAACGCCTACGCCGAGGCAAAGGCGGCGGCTGAGTCGTCCGCCGAATACAAGACTCAGCAATTGTGCAAGGAGCGGCGGTCACTGACCAGCAACCTGAAATGCGCCCAGGACGAGCTGTATGAAGCGCAGCAGCGCCGGGTCGAGGCGATGGGCAATGGCGAACACTACCGCTACGACGCTGGTCGAATGGAGAGTGAAATCGAATCAGCGAAGGCGAGTCTCCAGGCATTCGACGAGATGTACCCTAAGATTATTGCCCTACTCAAGCAGGAGCAGGATGAGAGCGTCGAACGAAATCGATGGAACTAACCACCAGAAAAGGAAAGCAACATGGACATCGAACAGGTGATCGGACTAGAAGGTGGAATCGATAGCACATGGTTCAAGATTTTGGGCGTGGCGGGCCGGGGTACATCCAAGTATTACCCGGCCATCGTGGATGGAGTAGAGCGGGGATGGTCGGAGTTTACATCTCTGGATGATTACTTCGCCCACAAAGTGGAGCGAGAACGGGAGACTATTCGGCTGACCGTCGCCGGCAATCCGGTGGTGGCGGAGGAAGCGGTATCCCGTCTCCTGGGATGCAAGGCACTGTCCACATCCCCCACAACGGTGGATGTGTATCCGGGTGAGCCGCTGGTGGATGTTTCGTCAGCCGCCGCTGCCCTCGGCTCTATCAGGAGCGAGCGCAAGGCGCGGGCGGCCCACGTCAATGCACACAGGCCCGTCCGCCCCGGTAGCCGGCCCAGGGGCCGGCCACGTAAGGCGTAACGAGTAAAATACTTTTAGTCCCGGTGATGCCTTGCAGGCTGGAAGCCATGAGCCGGGGCATTTTTATGAGTTTGACTCGAATAATAAAAAAGTGCTTGACAAGAGCATAATTATGTCTTATAATTAGGACAGGGAAACAAAACGAATTCGAGAGAGGACAGGACCATGAGGCACGCAGAGAACTATAACAATCACCGCAAGTACAGTGAGCAGGATTTGATGGAAGTTGCCGAGATGAAAGCGCAGGAAGCCGAGATGGAAGCGCAAGACCACACCGCCGCAGAGGAGCGCCGACAGATGATAAATAAAGGATTGCGCAAATATGGTTTCTCTGAGGACGGAGCAAAACTGGTTTCTGGCCTGATCGCAAAGGGTTGGGACATCATGGACAATAGTTATCTGGAAGTAGCCGTCAGCACTGGTAAAATCAAGTTCGAGACGGCAGAGAAGAAGGCAGCGGCCTTCCGGGCATTTGACTACTACTGGAAGGAATGAGAGGACATCATGAAGCGCACAACGGTGTGGTTGGATGACGGCGATCTGGAGACAGTGCAAGCGATAGCCGCCGCCATGGGATACCTAGCTGAACGGGGTCAGGGCGCAGGACGAATCGGAAGCTTGAGTCAACTATTACGGGCAATCGCCCAGGGAGAAATCAGGATGACGACAATTCGGTACCTGCAAGGCGACATTGGTCTTGGCTACGGAGCCAAGGTCATGAAAAATGGTGGCACAAAACTGGCTGGACGCATACCTGACGGAACTGAGGTGGAGATACTTAGTCATGATTCCCCCGCGGCATGGGCCGGCGGGCCCTGGCTAAAAGTGCAGTGGGACAAAATAACGGGATGGGTACAAGCGGTCCATATCCAAGAGTAGCTTCCCTCCCTTCTCCCCGTCCCGGCCTCGCACCCCGCAGGCCGGGGTTCTCTTTGTCCCCCGCACACCTGCAAGCAAGCTAGCAAGCAGTATTGCAAGCCACCCTGTTGACGCCGTCCTTATTTTGTGCTATCGTGCAGGTGGGCCGGCAATCCCGAAAACATAGCACCACCAGCCATCGCAGCGAGGTCATGGCCGGCAAGGCCGGACAGACCATGTCGAGGCCGGCCCATCCGCATGGGGCCGGCCTTTCTATTTGCATGAATCATGCCACTTCTAAATCCGCACGTCGAAATTGAAGACCTAGGCGGCAGACGTAGACGCCAGACTATCCATGTAGCGCCAGTGGGCTATTACGATGGCGGTAGCCTTGCCTACATCAATGATGCCTGGGGCGACAGCGGGGATGGTGCCAGGCCGCACATCGTCACGGCTAGCAAGCTCATGGTCAGCGTCGGCAATGACGGGATGCGGCGCATACACCCGACTCGGGAGTTGGATCGCTACACCGAGATTGGGGCTCCCTACATCAAGGTCGGCGGCGACTGGACCAAGGTCAACCTGGGCCAGCCCACTCGCAGTACCAACTTGCTTTCCTGGTCAACTACCAACGCCAACGTCTACATATCGCACGGCGGCCATTACATCAAACTCGGCATCCTGCTCAAGAACGGGTGGCAGCCGGTGGGTGACCAATTCGCCTTTCCTGTTGGGCTGACTGGACTAACCCGCACGGGCGACACACTTTATCGGGACGGCGAGCCGGTGCTGCTGCTGCGCAAGCCTGTGGTCTATGACCTGGATGATCCCAAGGACACCCGTCCGATTGCCCATGAGTTCGTGAGTGTGGCGGGCCAACCATACATCCTGTTCACGCTGCCTGACCTAACTGGTATGGTCAGACCGCTGGTGGACCCGCAGTTTTCGAGCCAGCCGGACGCGGCGGCAGGCAAAGACACCTATATTCGATCATCTGCCCCATTTAATGCGCGCAATTATGGCACTACTGTTGATCTACTCGACGGTAGTGACGAAAAAGCGCTGATTGAATTCGATTGTTCTTCTATTCCCGCCACTGCCACTATCGAAACGGGTCAGGCTGCTACAATTAGTCTTTATCATTCTGTACAGAGCAGTTCTGTTTCGTTCACATTAACATTTTATTCCATCGCCAGTGGCAATGCCGATTGGCCAGAGGGTACTAAAGCTAATGGTACTGGGGTAGCTGGAGATTGTTGTTGGGATTATAAAGATCAGGCGGCATCTCCAACGGCCTGGGCCGGTAGTGCAGGATTGAGCACCGCTAACACTGATTATGAGTCTAGTAGTCTCGGGTCCGTCAACGGCAACCGGGCGGATGCGGTGGGTACAGAATATAGCACTGTACTGACAGCCAGTCGTATAGAAGGCTGGTTTGGGGTAAGTAACACCAATTATGGGCTACTAATTACCTGTGGCGCTAATTTGGGAGCTATTGCATCTTCCGACCATGCCACCGCCGGCTACCGTCCCAAGCTCGTCATCGACTACACCGAGGCCGGCGGCGGGACGGTCAGCGTGAGCGTCTCAGATGCGCTCACAGTCAGTGAGGCAGTGGTGCTCCTAGTGCCGGTCTATTATGTGAGTATATCCGATACGCTGACGGCTGCCGAATCCAAAAGCGTCAACCTGACCATTACCGTCGTCGCTGCTGATGCTATTGTCGCCACGGATACACTTACACTAGCCTATAACCTCGGATTGTCTATCTCAGATACATTGACAATCGGGGAATCTACCAATGTTTTGATTCCGGTATACTATGTCAATGTATCGGATGTATTGACAGTTGGTGAGTCAGTATCACTGTTGATACCAGTTCTATTCGTTTCCATTTCGGATTCGATGATTGTATCTGAGTCAGTCGCAGTCATCGTCATCAGCCCCGGCGATCTGGCCATTTCGGTATCTGATTCCCTTACAGTAACCGATACGATTGTTATCCTGCTCCCCATTGTCTATGTTTCTGTTATTGATGCTCTAGATATCACCGAGACGCTGGGCCTGACCATACCGGTCAACGTATCTGTATCCGATGCACTGACCGTCGCCGAATCGACGGCGCTACTCATTCCGCAATTGTTCATCGCTGTCGCCGAGAGCTTGACTATTGCCGAGGCCGTTAGTCTTCTGGTACCGGTGCTCTATGTCAGTGCAAGCGAGGCGCTGACCGTTGTCGAATCAATAGCATTGTCCATTGTCATACCTGGGGCCGCCATTACTATCAGCGTGTTGGACAGCCTGACTCTAGCTGATGTGGTAGCCCTGGCCATCGTCACCATTGTAGTACCCGCCAGCCGCGTATTCGTTGTGCTAGCAGAGGATCGCACGTTCGTGATTCTACATGAGGACCGGACGTATTCCGTTAATCCGTAGGAGGTTACAATGTTCGAGGCTATAAAACTGCCGGCCTGGCTGCGTAGGCGACAGGAACGCATGGTTGTGCGTGGTTTCTTCCGGGTGCAAATCGCGGATCCGGACAAAGGCATCGTCGGGGATAGTGGCTGGATCCAGAACCAGATTACAAATCTGGGCCGGCAGGATTTCCTGTGTGCCCTGCTTGGCAACACGACCGGTAGCAAGCAAGTGACGCATATGGCCCTGGGCAGTGGTACGGCTCCGGGAGCGGCTGCCACATCATTGAATTTGGAGCTTACCGGTACTAGTACCGGACGGGAGGCAGTAGCCGTCAGTATCAACGCCAGCACTGCTGTCCAGTTTGCAGCCACATTCGATAGTGACAACATCACGGCCGCCGTCGCTGCTCTCTCCAATATCGGACTGTTTGCCACGTCAGCCGTCACGACGGGCACATTGTTCGCCGGCAATACATTTGCCTCTTCGGCCTACGCCACCAATCAGGCCGTGCAGGCCAGCTATGTTATAAGCTTCGCGACGAGCTGATACCGATGGATATTGATGTTCTGCTCCGAGACCATGCTGGCATCAAGTTGGACATTGCATGTGGTGGACATAAAAATCCCGACTTCGTAGGCCTTGATATCCGATCACTGCCGAACGTAGATATCGTTTGGGACGTGAACATGCACCCATGGCCGCTACCCGACGATTGCGTCATCATGGCGACTGCCAGCCATTTGCTGGAGCACATTCCCGGCGTGGTCATTGACAATGGGCATACCCGCTTCCCATTTCTCGAATTCATGGATGAGGTATGGCGCATCATGCGAGTGGGCTGTGAATTTTACATCGTGGTTCCACATGGCAGCAGCCAGGGTTACATGCAGGATCCGACGCACTGTAACGCCATGAATCAGACACGCTGGGCCTATTTCGACCCGGTGAACGGTGGGAATCTTTATGCCATCTATCGCCCTAAACCCTGGGAGATACGGGACATCAAATGGAGTCCCGAGGCCAACATGGAGGTGGTGCTTGCCAAGCGCCCTCTTGCAGCGGACTAAATCTCCCGTCCGGCCCTATCGTACCATCGTTAACGACAGCGGACGTTCCTACAATACCCGTTTACTCGTGGGCACGGCCACTACTGGCCTGGTGCGCATCGAGTGGGTGCAGGCTCGCTTTGGCCAGGTGGTGCCCTGTAACTGGAGTATGGGCGTGCTCAATCAATATCTCGATTCGTTCATCCCGCTGCGCTATCAGGTGGCCGATGCCCAGAACCTAATCGTCAAAGAGGCCATCAACAAGGACTTTGAGTGGTTGTTGCTTTATGAACACGATGTCATTCCGCCGGCCGATCTCTTCATCCGGCTGAATGACTACATGCACAATGAGGCGGTGCCCGTGGTGTCCGGCCTCTACTACAGCCGCTCGGTGCCGGCGGAACCACTGCTGTACCGTGGGCGCGGCACCTCCTACTACACGGACTGGCAGATGGGCGATAAGGTTTGGGTGGATGGTGTGCCTACGGGCCTGCTGCTCATCCACATGGGCATCATCCGGGCCATGTGGGCGGACAGCGAAGAGTACATGGCATTTGGCCAGAAGACGCGGCGGGTATTCGATACACCGCGCCAGGTGTGGTTGGACCCGGAGAGCCGGCAGTATCACATGAAGGTGGGCACCAGCGACCTGGAATGGTGTACTCGTGTCATGCAAGGTGGTTACTTTGCCAAGGCCGGCTGGCCCAAATACCAGGATATGGAATTCCCGTTTCTGTGTGATACGAATATCTTCTGCCGGCACATCGATCCGGATGGCCGACAGTACCCACCCCAGGGGGCTGAATATCCGTGGAAACAAAACAGTATCGACTCATCATCAAAAAGGGCTTCGATGAACGGCTTGACCAGACTAGCCGGGGAGACATCTTCGAAGTTATCGAGGCTAACAGCCGGGTTGTCATCCTGGAGCGTGTCTACCACGAACCGGATCCTGCACCGCAACGGGCGTTAGCAACGGACGCCAATATCCTAAGCATTAACGTGCAAGACAGTATTGGCCTGACTGATGAAATAAGATGACGACAAATCAACACTTCGAGAAAAGAATAGCGGCTGTTCTCGAATGGAAATTCGACTGGCGGGCGCTAACCAATGGTAGCCCTGGCGGTGATGATGACTGGCTGGCTGCTGGTGAAACCATCACGGCCGGCTATACTATTACCGCTAGTCCTACCGGTACCGGAGCGCTAAAAATCGATAGTAGCGCCAGGACAGACAGCAACACGAGCATAACCGTATGGTTGTCAGCAGGTGTAAATGGCGTGACCTATACTGTGACGTGTCATATCGTCACCAATGCGGGGCGCACGGATGACCGCACTATCTATATCTACTGCAAGTCGAGATGATGGGATGGAAGCAATCTCGGACCCTATCGCAACCGAACACCTGTCTATCGCCCGCTTGCATCCGCATCCGGAGAACTACCTAAGCCATCCAGAGCGGGAAATCGACGACCTGCGCGCCAGCCTGCGCCAGTTCGGGCATGTGCGTTCCATCGTCGTGCAGATCCGGCCCGACGGAGACTACACAGTGCTAGCCGGCAACGGCATCCTGACAGCGGCTCAGGCCGAAGGACTACCCTGGTTGCTAGCCCGCATCGTGCCCGCCACCTGGACGGATGCCATGGTCAAGGCGTACTTAATAGCCGATAATGAGCCGGCGCGTAAGGCAGAACGGGACGACGTGCAATTGCTCTCATTGCTGCAAGAGGTGCAGGCTCAAGAGTCGGCGCTGGTAGAGGCAGCCGGTTTTAGCCAAACGGAGTTGGAGCAATTGCTGCACACAGTGAAACACCAGGGGCCTGCCGGCGATGATCCCGGAGCCCAGACGGATAGAGCCGAGGAGTTGCGGCAGCAGTGGCAGGTAGAGACAGGGCAGCTATGGCAACTTGGCGAGCATCGCTTGATTTGCGGTGATTGCGCCGATCCGGTCGTGGTGGAGCAGCTTATGCGCGGGGAGAAGGCTCAGTTGATTTTCACCGATCCGCCCTACGGCGTGGCCATCGGCGCCAAGAACCGCCTGTTAAATTCCGTCCTTCCTTCTGGACGGAATTCAACAGATATTGAAGACGATTCGTTGTCGCCGCAGGAACTCAAGGCCAACCTGCTGCCGGCGTTTGCGAACATGCGCCGCCTGGTCATGGCCGACGACTGCACCATCTTCGTCACCGCCCCCCAGGGAGGAGAACTTGGCATGATGATGATGATGATAGAGGCCGGGCTGCCGGTGCGTCACGTACTGATCTGGAAGAAAAATCAGCCTACTTTCTCACTAGGCCGGTTGGACTACGACTATCAGCACGAGCCTATCCTGCTGACCTGGGGCAAACGCCACAAGCGGCCCATGGCCGGGCCGCAGCGCACGTCGGTGTGGGAGATCGACAAGCCGAGAGCGTCTGCCGACCATCCGACTATGAAGCCGGTGGAGTTGGTGGAAAACGCTCTGCTCAACAATTCCGAGTATGGAGATACTGTCTACGACGGCTATCTCGGTTCCGGCACCACCCTGATTGCGTGCGAGCATCTAGGCCGCCGTTGTCGGGCTGTTGAAATTTCAGCGGCCTACGTGGCCGTGGCGCTGCAGCGGTGGTCCGATATGATCGGTCGGCAGCCGAAACTCATGGAGGGCGGTTAATGTGTCCATCTCCTGGGACCATGACCAACCCCTCGCCCGCTGCCAAGGTGAATCCGCCGCCGCCGTTGCCGCCCTGGGCGATTACGCTCGCATGGGGCCGCGGCGCTCATTGCGCGAATTGTTGGAGCGCTATAGCCAACAGGCTACCAACGCGCAAGCAACGGGTAAGCCGCCAACTGGTCACTGGTATACCCTGTGCGGTTGGTCTACCCGCCATGACTGGCAGGCCCGCGTCATCCGCTTCGACGAGCTGGTGGCTCAGGCCGAACAGGAGTTGTGGGAGCAGCGCCGGGCTGAGTTACGCCAGCGTGACTGGGAACAGGCCGGTGAACTGCGTGATCTGGTGGCGGCGGCCCTGCCTTCAGCCAACCAGTTCATCGAATCACGCCGGCACACCATTCGCGGGCAGGACGGTCAGCCCGACCGTGAAATCATCACCATGTCGTTCGATGTTACTGACTTGAGTCGTGTACTTGAAATTGCCAGCAAATTGCAACGGCTGGCAACCGGAGATAGCACCGAAAATGTTGAGCTTTCCGGTTCCGTCCTTGATAGCCTCATATCCGCAGAACTGGCGCGACTTGCCCACCAGCGGCAAGCGCCAGCTTCTGGTGAGACTACGGGAGAAGCGTCTGGCTGAGATGTTGCCGGTCGAACAGAAATCGGTAGCCCTAACCTGTCCTATGCCGCTGTCGCAGTACATCGTCGGCGCCTGGCGAGTGGTGGAACCGGGGAAAGAGTATGTTCGTGGCTGGCATATTGATGCTATCTGCGATCATCTGGAGGCCGTGACCCGGGGGGAAATCCAGAATCTCATCATCAACATCCCCCCCCGGCATATGAAGAGTTTGACCGTGTGCGTCTTCTGGCCTACCTGGGAATGGACCTGGCAGCCGCAATCGCGCTGGTTATTTACATCCTATGCCGACACACTGGCCATTCGGGACTCGCTCAAGTGCCGGCGTATCATTCAAAGTCGGTGGTATCAGCAAAACTGGGGGGATGTGTTCCAACTGACCGGCGACCAGAATCAGAAGAGCCGCTTCGAGAATGACAAAACCGGCTATCGGATGTCCAGCGGCGTAGGAGGAGTAAGCACAGGGGAGGGCGGGGACCGTGTGATCGCGGACGATCCCATCAAGGCCATTGATGCCAGTAGCGAAGCCATGCGTAAATCAGTCATCGAGTGGTGGGACCAGTCCATGAGTACGCGCATCAATGACCCGCATAAGTCGGCCAAAGTCATCATCATGCAACGCCTACATGAGCAAGATCTGACCGGGTATCTGCTCGACAAGATGCAGACTGACGGGGAACATTATGAGCATCTCTGCCTACCTGCCGAATATGAGCCGACGCAACATATCACTTGCCTGGGCTGGAGCGACCCGCGGTCCGAATCGAACGAGCTTCTATGGCCGGCCCGTTACAACGACAAGGCCATTACTAACTTGAAACGAGCGCTTGGAAGTTACGGGACTGCTGGCCAACTACAGCAACGACCGGCCCCAGCTGAGGGCGGGATGCTCAAGCGAACCTGGTGGCGGTTCTGGATACCGCAGGGCAGCCAATTGTCTCCTGTGACAACTCGCCAGGCTGATGGCACCTGGTTTCAGCATCCGCAGATAGAATTGCCAGATCAGTTTGATGAACAGATCCAGTCTTGGGACATGGCATTCAAGGACACTAAGTCTTCGGACTATGTAGCCGGCGGTATCTGGGCCAAAAAGCAGGCCAATCGATTTATGCTCGATCTGGATTGGCGACGCATGGATATTGTGGAGACTATCAAGGCCGTCAAGGCTATGACTATCAAGTGGCCGCTCACCTTTGCCAAAATCGTGGAAGACAAGGCCAACGGGCCGGCAGTGATCCGCATGTTACAGAATGAAATCCAAGGGCTTATCCCATTTAACCCAGAGGCCAGCAAAGAGGGACGGGTCAATGCTGTTTCGCCACAGATCGAGAGCGGCAACGTCTATCTACCCCATCCATCGCTCTGTGTCTGGACGAATGGTCTGATTGACGAATGTGCGGCATTTCCCAATGGCGCTCACGATGATCGGGTGGATCAAATGAGCCAGGCATTGCTACGATTCTCACCGGTCGAATGGGACGTCTACTAGATTCAGTGGATACTATTATCGCCGCCATCGGGCTATTGTGCATCCTGGCCGGCCTTTACCTGTGGCTGGGTCTGGCTGCCAGCCTCATTACGCTGGGCCTGGCCCTGATCTGGATAGGGATCCGGATGCCTGAACCTGGTCTTCCGGGCCGTGTTTCACCACGACGAAGCGAAAACGAATCATGAGTCTCATAAAATCCCTGGTGCCTACTAGTTTGAAATTCAACCCGGCCGATGCATCGGTCAACTGGACCCATGTCGAGACCCTGGTGCATGGACCGGGCGCGCCACCCTGGGGCGACCGCAGTACCGGCGATGGCAACAGCGCCGCATTTGCCTGCTTGATGGCCATCTGTACTGCCTATCCCGAGGCGCCCCTGCGTATCTACCGGCGCGATAGCAAGGGCAAACTCAGCGAACTACAGAACCATCCACTGCAATTGCTCCTGGACAATCCAACGCCCAACGGTGAACTGACTGCTGAGGAATTTTGGTTCTGGACTCAATGGGCAAAACATGCACATGGCAATGCCTACTGGCTCAAAGTGCGGGCAGTCAATGAGCACTCTGGCAATGTCGTCGAACTATGGCCCATCAGCCCTACCCAGATAACGCCGGTCAGCATGGGTAATGACTGGATCTCTGCCTATCGTTGGACCTATGCGCCGAACAAGTGGAAGGATGTGCCGATTGAAAATATCGTGCATTTCCGGCTGGGTATCGATGATCGCGATCACCGGCTGGGCCTGGCGCCGCTCAAACGACTGGTGCGCGAGATCGGGGGAGATGACGAGGCCAACCGGTTCACGGATGCGCTTCTCAAAAACTTTGCCGTGCCGGGCCTGGTCGTGATTCCGTCCTCTACGGCACCCATGACTGAAGAAGTGGCTGACAATATCAGCAAGAAGATCAACCAAAAGTTCGGCAGTGATAATCGGGGCAATATCGCGGTGCTTTCGCGTGAGGCCAAAATTGAGCAGTTCGGCTTTAGTCCAGAAGAGTTAGATTTAACGGCTCTGCATCGCCTGCCCGAGGAACGCATCAGAGCCGTGTTGGGCGTGCCAGCCATCGTAGCCGGTC